ATAGTTACGGGTACGCAGCTTACCCTCAATGTATAACTTATCCCCTTTGTGAACAAACTTCTCTGCAAGTTCAGCAGTCTTGTTCCAAAGAATCAAATTATGCCATTCGGTATGCTCCGGTACCTGCGTACCATTTGGCAAAGTATATGCCTTGTCTGTCGTTGCAAAAGACAAAGAAGCCACTTTTATGCCACCGTCCAACGTTCGGACATCCGGATCTTTGCCGGTATGCCCAATTAGTGTTACTCTGTTTAGACTCATTTTTCCTCCTCTCTTATAGTTACACGGATGCTATCCGACTTAGCAAACACTTTCAGATACTTAGAATACAGCTCCGGATGATCTTCCTGAAACTTCTTTGTATCAAAACTCTTTCCCATCGAAGAGGGGGTATAGCTGACACGCAGCCGCCCGGAATCCCATGATTTGACACCATTTTCGCGCATGGCAGTTTTCAATTCCTCCTTATATTTCTTTTGAAATTCAGTCAAGGCTGCAAGTTCTTCCTCAATCCCGATTATGGTATTGACAAGCTGCATCGGAATGAGCGACTTGTTATCGGAAGGAACAGGCAGATTAGGTAAATACCGTTCGTCTTTTATCTCACACTCCATTAGTTTCTTGACTTCCTCATCCGTTTTGCGAGGAATTTCAACCAATTTATACTTATCGCCACGCACCCAAATACCGAACAATTTATCAATTTTGAGTAATGGATTTTGAAGCTCAAACAGATAAGCGTAGATTGACAACTGCCAGCTCAAATACTCTTCATCAAGATATTGGGTAGTCTTAATATCCCCAAGACTGACTCTGTCGTTCTTTACCCAAACACAGTCAATATTTGACGCGAAGTATTTGTTGTCGGACACCGTGTATTCATTGGCAAGTGCCTTATATCCGGCATTCACCCTCATACTGATATAGTTCTCGGCTTCAATACTTTCGGGTGGCAGGCCTGTGGTATCGGCAAACCGACATTGATCATGGATTAGGCTACCCTTTTCAGCAGCCTTTTTCAATACGAAATCCGGAATATCCTTGTATTTGTCCGGAAACAACTGTTTACTAACCATTCCGGTTATGCCCTGTAATTGCTTCTCACCAAGCATATAGGTGTGGTTTTCCTCATTGAAAACCACACTTGACTTTACTAATTCTACCATTAATTTTCTATTGTTTAGGTGGATAGAATCTTCCCATTTCAGAAGTTATGTCTCTGAACTCTTTATTATTGTGAAGTTCCGGATGCCCGGCCCAAACTTTTTCAAGTTCCTGACGGCTTTTAACACCGGTCATCTGCTTAATTGCACGGTCTAAATCTACACCCTTAAACACTGCGCCCGAAGCATTAGAAGGTGTATTTGTTTCAGACTTATATACCTTCTCCTTAGTATCACCATAAGTGTAACGGACGCGCCCCTTATTGTCTACGATAACGAGAAGAATAATCTCCTTCTGTTCATTGTAACCGATCTCTTTTACACTGAATTTGGTATACAAAGCCATAGAACCCGTTCTATTCTGGTATACCTCATTTTTTTCAAGCGCGATCCAGATAAAAGGCCCAGTGTAAAGTTCACGGCCGATACCCCAATTGAAGCCGGCACGCTTAAAGGCATCCGAAGCCTGCCCTTTCTCTTTCTCGGTATTCGATTCTGTGCCAACATCCTGTTTGCTCACCCATTCTTTTTTGTCCTTGTCCCAAATTGACAACGTACAGAAAAGGTTTCCGTTAACGACATCGTGATGCCGTTTCCAATTCATTTCCCCGAATACTTCATCGAGTATTCTCATGTCCACGCGGGCATCCTTATACAATAGCAAAGAACAGCCCGAACCATCTTGCTTCATTGAACCAACCCTGCATTCTATCTCAGAAGCAGCAAGCGGTCTGATGGAAAACTTCTTCGTTTCTTCTTTTTGAACTATCAGCTCATCCTTTTTTTTCACTGTCATAATTCTCAATTCATTTATTGGTTTGACTTTTAGTTTATTACATCCGTAAAGGTAATCGTTATTGACAAGTTTAACAAACGGAAACTTCGCCATTTTAATGCCATTTTCAAAGCGGGAAATAAGGTGTCTTAGGCTCTTTCATCTCGCTTAAATCAAGCTCCCTGTAATCATTCAGCAATTGTTTGCTGAAATTGATCGTGCGTGCACATGTCCTCTCAGAAAACATACCGATATGGGTATAATCAGACGGTAAATCAAGAATCCTCGAAAGCCATGCATAGGCTTCTCTCCTATTCATGAATCCCAATTGCCAGATTTTGTCAAAATATTCATGCGTCTGGTGCTTCATCTGCCGAAGCGGCTTTTTCGCCACTCTCCCCAATGCCTTGTCCGTTCCTTTATGAACACCGACATAAGCATCACACCCGGCGCATAAGTAAATCATCCCGTACGATCGTCCATAGACAACCGAACTGTCAACAAACTCGGTAGGATTACCGCAATACGGACATATCTTCCCTGCAACAATCATCTTTTGTCGCTCAGTTAATTCTAACATAATAAAATAAGGTTTCGTGGACGGTGCCGGAATCGAACCGGCCTCTTTACATCGTGCGCACTCCGTAATGTCTCATCCAGGAATACTACCCGCCCAATAGAAAGATGCACTATCCTCACGGACCGATACATCCTGCGACCAAAATGCATTTGGAAATAAAAAATACTACTATGACATTCTATAACTGGTTAAGCGTGGAGGAACCCGGATTCGAACCGGGACGATAGATTACCTATGTATGACTTTCTTCAATCTATCTGCATGCTTGCGTCTGCCAATTCCGCCATTCCTCCTTAATGTAAAAAGGCGTACTATCCTCACGAACCGTACACCTTGAATCACAACACAAACACAAAATAAAACAACACAAAATAATACTATGAAAAACATGAGTTCACTCTCACGAGTTACTTTGCTCCCGGATAGCCGTTCAAAACACACCGGGAATAGAATAAAATAAAATCAAAAATTAAACAAGGGGCTGAACCCTACGGTGTCCTTTGCACCGGCATTTTTAGTTAAACATAAATGAGAAAATCTTCGTGAAGGAATCCGGACTCGAACCGGAACGATGAGTAATATTGCCTTCCAGCGCATCGGGGAATCGAACCCTCCTGCTTGCAGAATCGAACTCACGCTTCATACTCTACATAAGCACCTGCCTACGCGTCTACCTATTCCGCCATTCCTTCATGTATAGCCGGACGCTTCCGGCTACTTTGATTGAATTATGATACATATTCCCCCTCACGGGTTACTTAACTCTGATCGAGTTGGGCCGGAGAACGGATTCGAACCGCTGACCTCACGTAAAACATGTGCTCTACCAACCTGAGCTACTCCGGCAAGCGCCCGGAATGTTATCCGGGCTGAAAAAAATCACAAACAACGAACACACCTTCACAGGCTATTTTTTTTGTTTCCTTTCTTCATAGGCAAATCGAATGGCAAGAAGTGCCACAATACAAATGAACATCATCTGCGAGCAAAGTATCTCACCACATGTTACATCAATTCCACCACCTATATACATAGCTGCTATTAAAGCAACTACCGAAAATATATTATGAACTATTCTTAATGTCTTCATTTCTTTCTCTTTTTTGGTTTGACTCTTTTTCTCGCACATCTGCAATGGAGCAATACTTGGGCTGCATTGCAGTGCCACTTTCCATTTTGCACATTGACAGGCTTATCGCTTTCGATCTTCCCTGCTTCAATGAGTTTTATTAATTTATCCTCACCTCCTACTATACTGGCCGAAAATCTCTTTCCGAATATTTCCGAAGAAAACACCCTTAGAATGTTATCGAGCAGAATTTCTGCCATTTCACCTCTAATAGTTTCCATAGCTATGCAGTTCTGGTGACTTTGATGATTCCCTCCTGAACATATGACTTGGTAGTCCAGGACATTCCTTCACTTCTCTCTTTATATAATCTTTGATTCAAAGTGAAAGCCACAGATGTTTTTTGAATAATGGGAAACTCTTCCACATCACCAACATCCATATTTCGCAGCGTATTGATTATGCCGCGTTTCTGAATTTCCTTTTCCATACTGATTAATTTTAAAATAAAAGCTCCTCCGAGCCAATTCGATCGGCAGCATCACGCCTTTTCCGGAGGATTTACTTAACTTTGGGGTGTTAAATCAAAAAATTAAGTATTTATGGAGAATATGTTATTTAAAAGCCGGAGAGAAATAGTTGAAGAACTCATTCAAGACTATGTGAACATTTGGAAAAAAGACAATCTGTTGTACGAAGCCGGAATCCAAATTGAAATTAAATACTTCAATTCAGAACATCTCATCAATTGGGCTTTAGATTTAATCGGATTTCCCCAAGATACGTCCTTAGAAAAAGATGAATTGATCAACGGAAAATCGTTCTTCAGGGATTATTTGAAAGATTCGTCTTTATTAAATGGAGAATCTGCAAACAACAAGCATAATTCTGTAAAAGAGTTTGTTGACTTTCTTTATGAAGAATTTGAGAATTTGAAGAAAGAAAATCCTCAGCTTTTTCAGTAATTTGAAGAAATAGACCTTCTTTTGAAAGGGTTTTAGTTATCAACCCATATTCGCTCATGAAATTCAAGATTCTGCGAACAATTACTTCCGGTAAATTCAATTCATTAGATAGTACGCTCATATGAGTCTTGAAAACCGGAGATTTATTATCACGATTAAACCCGACTTTACAATCTGCATAATCCTGAAAAGCTTTCTGTATCATGGCAGGAAGCTTTTCGGCAACTATTCGAGCTGATTCTATCGGCATATTCTCTACACTCAATGAGAATGTGGCATCTTCCAAATTCTCATTTCTATCGTTTTTAATTGTTACTTGAATCATGTAATTATTAATTGGTTAGTAAGTATCTTAGTCTTTCGGATTAAGTATTTACGGATAAACTTGGGTAATTTCATTATTCTTTGTGTATTTTGTTAAATAACCTTTCAATCCACCCACCCTTATTATGCCTGTCAATATTATCCTCTAAAAGCCTAATTCTCATCTCCGCTTTACTCAATTTATCACGATAAAGATCAATGTCAATCGACATCCTATCTATATCACTCTTCAATATCTCATCTATTTCTTCATTACTATACACACAATGAAAGGAACGATGGAATTCATCCATGCTACATGTAGCGACATAATAAACAGGCTTGTCAGACAAAGCGACCCTTAAAAGGTTGATAGATTCCGCACTTATAATAAAATCCCCATGAATTACAGTTCCTTCTTTCAAATTTACAGAAATATTTTCTGATGAAAAACACAAATTCTTTCCATCAAATATTATTCTACCCATGACATTAATATTAATTGATTAATAAATTTCCCCCGTTCCAAGATTATTCGCTAATAAAAAAGGAACAGGGGTTTTTCTTATTTTTGTAGAACCAACTTAAAAAAATAAGAAATATGAATAAATTTATCGAGATGGAGCAACGTCTTCACACTGATTTCAAAAAATCTCTTGATATGAGAAATGAATGGATATTCAAAATACAGAGTACGTTACTCATGGTATCTTCTACGGCTTTTGCTGTTTTGGTTTCTTTAGGAAATACTTCAAGTGACAATTTCCACAGTCGTGCCCTTTTGGCATTTTCAATTTTACTAAATATGGTATGTATCCTTTCCTCAAGCATATCAATATTCGAGAATCGAGCCATGAGCAATGAGATGTCTCGCATTTCCTATAATAAATTAAAGGAATTTTATCTACGTAAAAATGGAATCGATTCGCCTTTCTCCAAGCAATACGCTTCGCGAAAAGCCATCTTCGTAATTTTTGAATCCGTTTCTTATATATCATTCCTATTCTTTATTGTTAGTTTAACAATATACGCACTACACAAATTGCTATTCACATAGCACATTATACATAAACATTGAAGTGATGGGCGGATTCGAACCGCCGACCTCTGCTTGTGGTGCTCTCCCGTTAAGCTAAGAATCTTCTTGAGAGACTCGAACTCCCAACCGTCCACCACACACAGCGCTCTGACCTGCCTGAGCTACATCACCTTTATATACATAAAGCAAATACCACGATTTGCCGACACAAATGTCTAACTGATTTAGTTTTACAACGATACGGCTTGACCATTAACCACAGCATTATATCGTTGGGAAGCCTGCCTACGTCAGTAATCCCTTTCGGCACGTGTCGACTTCCAAAACACCATTTTACCAATATGTCAAAGAACTCTTCTCTGTGTTCCCAGTCTCCTTTCAAAGGCAGGCTCAAAGGCCGGACTGGGTGCCGGATAACCGGCTATCTGGTTTGACTTAGTGAGGTCAATCTATATCCATCCGTGTAAGCATGCGATCGCACAATTCATTATCTCGTGCAAGGTAGGATTCTTGGGAATCCAGTCCACGGTTGAACAATTCCTCCGAAATGAGTCTCAGCTTTTCAGATACTTCGGCAGTCTTTTCACTACCAAAATCACCATCAAGTACATAAGAAAGTCCTTCTATCATCCCGGATATGGATGCAAGGCTCATACCCCTTAATCTGTTTGCGAACTCTTCCATATTATTAATCTCCTACATAGTGTGCACCGTATTGGGTGCTGTTAGGGTTATAGTAAGCTGATGCAGGAATAGACAAATCATTGTATGCCTTGCTCGGAGTGGCTTTTGCGGATTTGCGGATTTCTTCGTTCTGCTTATTTGCAAATTCTCTATTTCTCCTGGCTACATTCTCATCCGAAAACGATTCCTGTAGTTTTGCGAACCTCCATGCGAATTTCAAACACTCTGAAAATGTTTTCCCACCCTTCTTGAATTTGCGGTGTGCCGCTTTCATTATTTGAGATAAATTGTAGCTCATATTCTTTATTTTTAAATTGTTTTTGTCAATCATATTTTGTATGTTTGTATGTATGATTGATTTATGATGCAAATATATCGCATTTGCGCTAATATGAAAAGAAGAATAGTTTTTATTTTATCGCATTTGCGTTTTATTAACTTTTGATTGATTTTATAAAAATGACTAACGACAACACAATTAATGCCCGTATTAGAGAACTAATACAATTCTTAGACATCACAGATAACGCATTTGCAAAAAAAATAGGTGTAACGCAGTCTGTAATCGCTTCAATGTTTCAAAGAGGTACAGAACCTTCTGCAAAGGTTATAACATCAATTCTTTGTACTTATGAAGAAATATCAGCCGAATGGCTGTTGCGTGGTAAAGGAGATATGCTTTTTCAAAAAGAAGAGACGGAACCAGGCATGGAGAAATTAAAAAGTATTGTATATACAATAGCCAATCTACAAGACGAGATCAATAACAAGACAATGCAAACTCAACGATTATTAGAAGAAAATCAAAAGTTAAAAGGTGAGTTGGCAATGCTAAAGAATGAACGAAATATTGGATAAATCAAATAATCATGGCAGAAACAGTAAATTCCAAAGAGAAACCAATAAAGCAAAGAGATGATCAATCCTCTGAATGTGTAGAAAACTGTTCGTACTATATAAATAAAAAACGCCTTCATCTATACAAGAACAAGTTTCTATATTCTATTATATCTTGTACATTAGCTATAATTGCATTATTTGCTCTTTACCATTTAAGCTATTCAAACAGTCAAGATAAAATCGTAGAAGTCCAAGAGATGTTTTATGACAATTTGACAAATAAATATTTAAAATCCCTAACCTTAACTAAAGATAGTACCATTAGCTTAGATCAAGTTGTTATTGATATCGTAGAAGAAAAACAAAAAGAATCATTATCTTTGTTAGAGCTACAATATAACAAACTACAGCATGATTTTACCATACTATCGCTATGGGCTGGCATACTAATGATTGTATTTCTTATTTTCTCTATATATTCAATGTTTAAAGTAGACGAAATGCAAAAGCAAGGAAGAGATTATTTAAATACGATGGAAGGGTTCTCTATAGAAGCTAAAAACATATCGGATTCTATCGAAGATAAAGCCAACGAAGAAATTAGCTCGTTAGAGGAACGTACAACAAAAGCAATGAACGGATTGTCCACAGAATCCAAGAAACAGTTGGACGATCTAAAAAATACAATTGATAAACTTCAAAGCGAGTTTGAATCATCTGTAAAAACCAAGACTAGAGAATTTGAAAAAACTGTAGAAACTTACAAAAAAGAGCTTAAACAAAGCTCGGATAATAATAATTTACTATTCCAACAGTTATTCAAAACAATAAAAGAGACAGATTCTATTAGTAAACAATAAACATATATTATTATGTGCTCAATAGACATTATACAATCAATGGTAGATATCAACTCTTGCATAAGTAAACTATCCATGAGTAGATTTGACCTTTTCAATCGGAACAATATTAAACGCTTGAAAAAAGTAGATTTCTCTTTTGGGGACGGAAAACTAGAACCTGAAATACAGTTTGACGAACCAGACGAAAGTATATATAACAATGCCAAAAACTCATTTCTCAAAATCATATCACTTATTCATAAAGATACAAGTGACAACAATAGAACCTTAATATGCAACCTGTTAAATATCTTAGAGAATATCATCTGCGGATTTCCAGAGTTCAAAAAACAACTCATTGATAAAAATACTCAAGAGGAGGTCGATGAAGCCATTCGTATCGCCAAAGAACAGAATGACACCAATTTACCTATAAAAATTATAGCATGTAAAAACTTAATATACAAAGAAGTATGAAAACATACATACTAATATATAGCGATCTGCTGGGGAGCAAACAGGAAGTTATAGATTTGCTAAATTCTATTCCTGCAATAAATAATTGGCGTACTGACATTACTAATTCTTTTTTTATAAAATCAGAATCAACAGCAGACGAAATTGCAGATAGCATCATAGAGAAAAAAACTAATGTCCGTTTCTTTATATCAGAAATAAGTTCCAATATGCAAGGATGGTTACCAAAAGATGCATGGAAATTTATAAAAGATTAAAAAATCAAACAACCATTTCTTCTGTACAATGCCCTATATCGATATACAAATAGGAAAGTACAGAAATTGAAAGGTACATTCGCAATACTAAAGAATGAGTAAAATATAAGATAGAACTAATCAATAAAATAGATATATCATGAAAAAAATTACATTTACTTCATTTGCCATTACTCCAATGGCACTATTTGCACAAGCTCCTGCACCTTCGTCGTCTGACGGATTCGGTTCAGTTCTTATAGTATTATTAATCTGCGTTATAATCTTTATCGTTTGCAGGGAACTACTTTGTTGGTACTATAAAATTAATAAAATGGTATCTAATCAGGAAGAGATTATTAGACTACTCAAAAAAATAGCAAATGAAAGTAATACCCCGACTAATAATACTAAGCTGGGAGACGAGAAGAAAGGAGTTCTCAAAGAACTGGCAGACAGTACAAAATTTATGGTAACTGGAAAATAAAAACAATGAAGTAGGAAAAGGTAATCATGTTTTCTTTTTCAGTCGGATGGCATAAACAGTTACCTAAACACTTGCATATTTGTCATATATGCTAACACAGAAAAAGATGCTATAGATAAGCAAAAAGAGATGAGTGAAATTCTATCAAAAAAAATATCAGCTATCCTGTGTAAAAGACAACGACGGGCGTGACTCATACGGAGGTGGCATTTTGCCATTATGGGATGGGCACTGGTACTCAATAGAGAACGAACATTACACAGGCATTCATACGAATATAATTAAAAGCGATGAAAAAGTACAAAAAGCAACATCGGTCAATTATGCGGTTCGTATAATCTATGGCCCCTATAACTACGTCAAAGAAGAATTTTAATTTTCATACCATACCAAGAAACAAGTTATAAAATAGAGATAATATGAGCCGGATTAGAACTGCACCACACAAAGATGAAAGAAAATATCCTTTAGTTATAACGGCTGAAGTAAAAGATAAAATATTAAATGCAATATTAGTTGAAGCCAATGGTAAAGCTGAAGTAAATTTGTGTTATGAAGACATCCCAAATCTTGAAATCAGCAAAGAACAATATGAAATGGCGATAGAGGAATTTAAAAACAAAGGGTTGGTAGACTTGGGCTACGGAAATGAAATACTCACATTGAGTTCTGAAATATCAAATTTCATGCAAAAAGGAGGGTTTACTGTCGAAAGAGATCTGTATATACTCAATTTTGATACGCTTGAATTGCAACTAAAACGACTGGAAAAAGAGTTAAGCCCCAACGCATCTGCGGAAGTTAATGCTATTATAGAGAAAGCCAAAAACATAACAGACTTGATCATGGGGCTATCTACTCTATCAGAAAAGATTAATCTTTAAGATTGTCATCTGGTTCAGTTAGCAAAAACTCTAATATAGAAGCTGCACGAAGTAACTTTGAAGCATAAAGAGTCGCATCTGCATCCGGATTGTATTTATAACGACTGGTTTTAAACTTCTTGAAAGATACATATCCGAGCGACATGTCGTTAGCAAGTGTTTTCAAGTTCGATATGGTTTCTTTCACACTTGAATCATATGACATATCTATTCGTCTGCGAGCTGAATCATCAACTTTTGCATAACATTCGGGATAAAAGGATGTAGCATTATCTTCTTTAGAAGATTGTTTTTTACTTATCCTTCTTAGGACATTTTTAAATAACGATTTCATAAGCGCATTACTTTTAGTTTGACAATGCGCAAATATAACATTTAAAACAACATGTAATATGAAACACAAAAATCTTGATAGTACATAAAATAAAAGCATTGCCGTTTCCGTGCTGTTTAGCATTTTTCAACGGCTGTAACTAATTAGAATGAAAGCATTTAAAGGGCATTTTCCAAATTATCATATTTTAATTGTTTAGCCTATGAGCTGAAAGGTGAGTTAACAATACTAAAGAATGAACGAAATATAGAATAAATCAAATATAACATGGAAAATATATCAACTATCAAATACCTCTTTGATGAAATTATTACAGTAGAAAAAGACACGCATTATTGGCTTATACGCACAATGGGAGGGGATTTTTTCTATGAATACACTTCACGTGGTTATATAGCCATCGGATATAATGAAATCACTCTTAATGAAATCAAATTCGCTTCTACATTTGGAGAGAAGGCAGGGGAACAATTAAAAAATCATTAGTGTCCCATTAAAATTGGGACGAATTAAAAATTAAATAAACTTGGTCCATTTGGTCCGAATCGTTCT